TTGTCAATATAGTTTGTTTTCATATAATGGTATTAAATTAGGATTACTTAATATAAATTCAGTAGATATACTATTTTTTTTTGGTATAAACTTGCTTCTTTTCCTGTTTTTATAATTATTTGTATTCAATGGAAAGTTAATATTGTTTTTTTTTACTTCCAATCCTTTATCTTTGATTTTGATTAATGTTTTATCAAAGTCATTTATTAAATCTTCATATCTAATAAAAATACAATTTGTTACTTTATTTGGTAAATCTTCGAGCATCCATTTGATTTTAGTATGTCGTAATTCAAAAATATTTTTATATCTCTCTCCTGTATAAATATTTCTATCTTCCATTAATTCTTTTTTCGTATCACGATTCCCGTAATGGTCTTTAAAACTCCAAAATTCTTTATTTAAAAACTCATCTAATTTTTCTTTTTCTGTCATACCCTTTTTATATTTTAATGGTAAATGATGCATATTTCTATAAAATGAGTTTATCCAATCAGGTAAATTTCTAACAATACATATAAAAAGGGTATCATCCGAATTTTTCAACTTATCATCTTGGAATCCAAAAAAATGTTTCCACTCGTATTCCCAAGTTATTTTTACATTAAAATTAATATTGATTATATTTTCTAAATAATTAGTTCCTGAACACCTTTCTCCATAAATTGTATATTTTTTTAACATATATTGTATGTTAAAAAAATCTGTTAAAAAATCTAATAAAAGGAGCACATTATAGAAATGAAAACCTAAAAAATATTTGGATTAAGTCGGCGTTTTAAATGTTCAAAGGTGTAAACAATTACACATTTTTGCCAATATATTTTGTTTTTTTTCCTGTTGTATGGATTTTAATTTGTGAATTAATTCTATTGCGGTTGATCTTTTATCTGGATCACCGCATAACATATTTTCGATAATCAAGTTTTTTATATCCGAATTACATTTTTTCCATACCATTGGTGTTTCTGGCACATGGCGTCTTACTTCAAACATTTCATACAAAAGAACACCAAACGAATATATATCAACCTTATTATCGTATGCCATGTTAGAATTATATGTTTCAGGTGCCCTATATCGCATTGTCCCTACATCCGCAGTTAATTCTGGTTCATTATTTACAGCATCTAGTCCACTAAAAGAATTTTTTCTTTCTAAACTATATAATTTTGAAATGCCAAAATCAGTAATTTTTGCTCTATATGATGGAGTTAAAAGAATATTTGTCGGTTTTATGTCTCGATGAATTAATGATTGAGGGCGTCTATTATGAAAGTAGGCCAATCCTTGTAGAACATCCATCTTTATTGATATTTTTTGCTTATATTTCAAATTTTTAATCTTCTCCAATAAATTTCCATTGGGGATATATTCCATTATAATAACAAATGGATCGTTAATGTAACCCAAAAATTGTACTATATTTGGATGATGTAATTTACTCATAATATCAATTTCACGTAATATAAACTCTTTATTTTCAGAAACTTCTTTATTAATTATTTTAGCAACAACGAATGTTTCTCGCCATTTGGCAAGGTATACCTTTCCAAAAGAACCTTCACCAAGAACATTATTTTCGAATATAAATAATTCCCATGGTGGAATTTCCCAATCAGAATATACATTATGTGATAGGCTTGAATATTGTTTGGGAATGCCATCCCTTATAGTTGTATTTAATGTGAAATGATCTGAAATATCTTCTGGATCGGATGATACAAACATACTATATTAATATTAAACGGTATATTATGCTTATAATATATGAAACTATATAATAGAATTGCTGATACTATTACAAGGCAATATACATATTCATCTATTGGAATTGAATCCGATGAATTAAGTCCAATTAATCTGAATTATTTCAAAAAAGATACTATATTTATGACAATAATGTTACCGTGTTTTAAGAATATTTTCAATATAGTTTGCAATGTTTTCAATAGGTTTAAAGTATTTATTCAAAAATTTTCTAAAAATCATTAATTATTACATTTAATCCTTTAGCTTCACTTAATTCTACAAATCTATTCAATCTATTTTTAAGACCTCTGGCGCGCTTCATATGCCATTCTAATTGTAGAGCTGGTATTTTATTCCCAACTTCAACATAAGCAAGTAAGCGCCAAGGTCTATTAGAACGTGTTCTTTTTGCACCACCACATAACTCGCCATTATGTTGACGCAACCGTCTATTTACATCCGTCGTTGCTCCAATATAAGTGTTCTTTCCACTAAATCCAACTAATAAATAACAATACCAATTATTTTCATTCATTAATGATTTATGAATTAAATAACAAACTATATTTTGTTATAATGAATAATATTAAAGAATACATAAGTATTATTGGAGCGGGTAGTTTTGGTTGTGCAATGGCTCTTGTTTTGGCAAAATCTTCACCTAATCGTAACATATTATTGTGGGCTAGACGCGAAGAAGTCGCAAATGAAATCAATCAATCCCGTAATAATAAACAATACTTGCCAAAAAATTTAAAGAATTTCCAGTTAATATTACTGCAATTACTAATATTAATACTGCTATTTCTAAGAGCAAAATTATCTTTATTGCTATTCCGGGCGAATATATAATTGAAACACTAAAAGGTGTAAATCTTAACCATAAAACGATTGTTAGTCTTGTCAAAAGTATTAGAGTTAGTGATAAAGGAGAAACTGAAACAACATGTCAACTTATCAAAAAAAAATTTCCAGAATCTAAAATTTGTGTTTTGTCTGGGCCGAATATGTATGACTCATTATGTAGAGGCGAATTTGCGGAAGCAACAATAGGTGCAGACAAAGAAGAGATTGGAATAACAATTAGCGAACTATTTAATCCGATTATTTTTAGAACAAATGTAACTAAAGATAGATTAGGTGTAGAATTATGCGGAGTGCTTAAAAATATTATTGCTCTCGGTTGTGGATTTATTGATGCTTATTCTTATTCTAATGCAAGAGCTATTCTTATACGGTATGGATTACATGAAATGTATCGATTATCACAAAAGATTCTTCCTACTGTTTTACGTTCAACTTTTTTTGAAAGTTCGGCTGGAATTGGAGATTTAATATTAACAACGCATTCGGGTAGAGGAATGTTACTATCTAAAACATATGCTGAAGAATATAACGAAAATTACTTTAAAGAGTTAGAAATATATGAAAAGTGGGATTTATTGGAAAGTCGTCTGTTTAATAATATGAAACTTCCAGATTGGCATACAGCATTTCATGTGGGAAAATTACTAGAAATTCGAGGATGGTATTTAGAATTCCCACTCATATATATAATTTATGAAATAGTGTGGAAAGATGTAAATCCGCGTAAAATTATTGAAGTATTATCCTCTATTCAGTCGCCAAAGGAGATTCCACATTCACATTATAGTTTGTTTCATTGAACAAAAAAATGAAATATAAAATAGAATATATTCAACTAAATATATTATTATCAGAACAATGAAAACTACACCAGGACAATATGTACTGCGCGGTTGTTGGAAAGAATTCTTTAATAATGAAAATACATATTTAGAACAACCACATCGAGTTTTCTGGCATAATGATGGTTATTATGATTGGAATGAATGTCTTAAGCGCGAAGCAAATATGGAAGATTTCAAAACCCCTATTCAAAGATATGTTGGTAATATATTTACTAGAATACGCAATAGAGACTTTAATGGACCTTCTGAATATTTAGTGCAAGCAAATGAGGGTGATTTTCCACCAGATCCAAAAAGCTATTATGAAACAGTGTGGAATGTGTCAACGAATTATGGACAATTTCTGATTCATGTTAGGAAAAATACAATCTTAAAAAAAGATATATTGAACGAAATTAGAAAAAGAAAAAGACATTTTGCAAGTCTTATTATTACAAGAAAAATTGGTATTCTTGGATTTAAAGTTGCATCATATGTCTAGAACATATACAACTTCAAATTTTTTTACAATATTATGGACGGTATAGTGTTCTCCTGTAATAAGATGTTGTTGGCCATACTCTACTATTATATCTTCGCCTATTATCATAATCTATTCTTGATTCAACCTGATTTAATCTTAAAAAATATCTATCCATATCTCTCCTAAAGCTTCGCATATCTTCATGAACATTTCTTCGCCAATCTTCAATTTCATTAAGTCTGGTATTTAAATTCGTTGTGTTGGTGTTTGTATTTGTATTCAAAAGTGGCGGGAACTGCTCCTCATTTTCTAAATCAATGTTATCGCTTGTATCATTACTACTCTGTTCAGATTGATTCGTATCATTAATTTCTGTATTTGTCTCAGTAATGGGATTTCCAAAATTTTGTGAACTTCGGACAAGATTTTGAAAAGTTTGTAATCGAGAATTTAAATATATTACTGAAACCATAGTTCTCTGACCGGGTGTAAGCGTTAATTCACGACCACAGCCTTCGCACATTATGCCCAGACGATTTCTTCTAAACCCACACTGTCTACAAGTTATTCTAGTCCTATTAACACGTTGAATAAAATTTTCATACCATTGTTGATGTTCCTCTTCATTATATTGACTTTGAATTGTATCACTTATTTGAGATATTATGCGCCGACGATATATAGGAGTATTTGCGGGAGCAGGGGCTGGCGCAGGTTCGGGTTCAGATTCAGATACAGTTTGGTGATTATTGACTGGATTATTACCACTACTGTCTAATTCTCTATCAAGTAAATCGCGAGCAGCTTGTAGATCCGATTGTGTCGCTTCTCTCAATTCTTGCTCAATTAGACTTCTGGCATTTGATATGGTTTGTTCTCGATTGATTCTTTGAAAATTTGTTCCCGGATTGTATCTTGATGACATATTTCTATAAATATTCCTGATTGAGTTATTGAATATATACCTCTCAGTATCTTCTGTAAAAGAATAGTTTAATTCATCATTATCAGTATTAAACCAATTCCATCTTCCTCCTGAAATATTTGTTGTATTTACAGCATGCCTATTTTGACGCGGAGGTGGTAATTCGGGTCTATTTCTTTCAGATAACCAAGAGTTAATTCGATTTCTAAGTTCAATATTTGGATATAAAGCTAATGTATTTAAACGAAGTCTTGTATTTGGGCTGGTATGACTAGTTCTAAACCAAGATTCTATTTGAGCTCTATCATATGAATGTCCATCTGCAGCCAAAACAGGATCTTGCATCAAGTCTAAAGATATAGGGCACTTAAACTCCTCGGGTATTTCTTCTTCTACATTTTCATCAAGCTCCATTTGTTCCTGAATACGCATTGACTGAAGTGTA